CGTGGCTATATTTCAGGCAAGAAACCACGCACTTTTAACGGCTACACAAAAAACCTTTCTACGTTTGGTATTCGCTGGCTCGGGTCGGCGTCGGTTCTTTTTGACACTTCAGGCAAAGCATCCACCCCGCAGGGTCAGCAGATGATTGCCGCCCTTAACGCTAAGTTTGGTCAGCCGTCTCGCGTTATGTGGCGTGCGTATCAGCAAGAGGGTCCAGAGTTACAAGGCGAAATGCGTGACCTTGTGAATAAAATTATGGAGTCTGTGGACAGGAAAACGAGGGTCTAATGGCTATTAACATCCCGATTATTACCGAGTTTAACGGTAAGGGTATTGAGCGCGCCCGTAAGGAGTTTGAGCAGTTAGAGGGCGCTGGCGCTAAGGCTGGTTTTATTCTTAAAAAGGCGATGATTCCGGCTACCGCCGCTATTGGTGGCCTTGGCGCTGCCATGTTCGACGCTGCTAAGGGCGCTATGGAAGATGAAGCCGCAGCCAAAGAACTGTCACGATCACTGCGAGCCACCACCAAAGCCACAGACGCCACCGTTAAAAGCACCGAGGATTGGATCACCACGCAGGGCAAGTTGCTCGGTTTCACTGACACGCAGTTGCGTCCCGCTATTTCTCGTTTGGCTCGTGCCACTGGCGATGTCGAAAAAGCACAGAAATTAGCAGCGCAGGCTATGGACATAGCCACCGCTACTGGCAAGCCGTTAGAGACCGTTGTAGGGGCGTTAGAAAAGGCGTACGGCGGGAACATGACCGCCTTACAACGCCTAGCGCCCGAGTATCGAGCACTAATTAAAGACGGCGCAGACTTCGAGACCGTCATGGCCGAGTTAGCCAAAACAACTGGCGGTGCAGCTGCGGAAGCGGCGAACACTGCCGAGGGTCGTTTTAAGCGTCTAAAGATTTCTATGGACGAAACTAAAGAGTCGATAGGTGCGTCACTTATTCCCGTGATCGAGGCGGGGTTGCCCGTGTTAGAGGATTTTGCAGCATGGGCGCAAGACAACCCAGAGACCTTTAAGAACATTGCGCTCGCTATCGGCGCTATCGCAGCCTCCACAGTTGCGCTAAACGTGGCTATGGCCGCTAACCCTTATGTGCTCGCCGCGGCAGGCATTGTGGCTATGGCTCTCGCTTTTGAGCGTCTTTACAACGAGGTGTCAAAGATAAACAAAATAGGCGGTTTAGCGTCGCGCGTGCTCGGGTTTGTCTTTGGTGGTGCGTCTGGAAAAATTGGCTCAATGCTCAAAATTAGTGACGCTATTTATGACGCTATTTTGCCGGGCACGAGTGCGGCGGGCGGTGCTGGTAGCGGGTTGCGTGGCAACCTTATGCAGGAACTTAAGGGTATTCCCGCTATGGCTAACGGTGGCATCGTTAATGGCCCTACGCTTGCGCTAATTGGTGAGGCTGGCCCCGAGGCGGTAGTGCCGTTAGATCGTGCAGGCGGTATGGGCACTAATGTCACTATTAACGTGCAGGGCGCAGACCCTAACGCCGTAGTAGACGCATTGAAGCGATACATGCGAACAAGCGGTGGAAGCGTACCTATCCGCGTTTCAGGGCTATGACCTACACACCCCCGTCCGTTCAGTATTGCGCCACCCTAAACGGCACATACACAGTCCTGTCCGGTGTCCAGTCCATAAACATAAACCGCGGTAGAAAAATTGCTACCGACCCATTCATCGGTTCCTCATGCGTAATCGAAATAATCCCGCCTGCGACTTTTACGGTGGAATTAGCCGTTGGGCAGTTCATAGACGTGCGACAAACGAACAGCGCCACCGCCGATGCTTATTTCTGTGGGCGTATTACTGACATTGAGCGCACCTACGAAATGCCTTACAACACGGTCACAGGTGCAGCGCCCGGAGACAGAATTGTTATTACTTGTTCAGGCCCCACAGGGCAGTTAGCCGCCACCCAATTAAACGATTATTTGGTCACAGGCGTGGCAGGTGGGCAACAGTCAAGCACCGTCCAGTTAAGCAACATTCTTATAGACAACGGTTTTACAGGGGCAAATATAAATGTCCAAGATAAAACCCCGCAAACCTTTACTTACAGTGGTGGCGCGTTTGACTTGTTTAACCAAGTAGGCCGCAATGTGCAGGCATACATTGACGATCTAGATTTACAGCGCACCCCGTCAAGCGGGTTTTCCTCTGCAATAGGGTTTTTTGCGCCTAACTATCAGGTATCTACAACCGTTACGGATGTGTTCCCCGGCAACGCTGGTAGCCATTTTATGGGGTTGCAGTTTTTGTCTAGCACCGAACAAGCGTTTAACGAGATTATTGTGACGGCTAGCGGTCGGGCTACGCAGGTAGTGGCAGCTGCGTCTGGGCCTTACAACACGCTTAACTATTCAACGACGCTAGATCGAGAGTCCGACATGCTTGATTTGGCGCAATACCTTTTCACGTTTAATCAACAGACAACCGCGGTGCCTGCGACCATAACGCTAAGCAGTACCGAGAATACGCAAATTAACCGTTTTGCCGAAATTAAAACTTTTACAACAACGAGCAATAATTTTTTAATGTTGGGTAGCCGCGTCAATATTGACTTTAGAGGGCAGACGTATGTGGGCCAGTTGCAGGGGATTCAGACGAGTTACTACATTGACCAGTCAAGGCAAACATTGTATTTTTCTGCCAATTTGGGGCAACCGTTCACGCTGGATGATGCCCAGTTTGGTGTGTTAGATACGAGCCGTTTGGGTTATGTGTGAGCACGTTTAGTAGAAACAAGTTAGGATTTTAGTTATGCCAGTTCCAGATTTCAGCCCGGGCGAGGTTTTGACCGCTGCCGCTATGGACTCGATAGGTCTGTGGCTGGTTAAAAGCACCACGGTAGGGACAACAGTAACAAGCGTGCCGGTCACTGATTGTTTTAGCGCAAATTACGAATCATACAAAATTATCTGGACTGGCGGTGTCGGCTCAACCAATGTGGACTTAAACGTCACGCTTGGCTCGTCAGGCACTAACTACCACTACAGCGCGGTTTATTCACCATTTAACAACACACCTACTGCGCTAGGAAGCACTACTAACACGTCTTTTCCGTTTGTTGGCGGTGCTACTACAACGTGGGGCGGTGCTAATTTTGAGCTACACGCCCCTTTTCTTGCTCAAGAAACGTTTTTTGACGCCCAACATGTGAACTTTGCAGCAGGAATTAACACCGTAGGGTTTCTTAATACAAACACTAGTTTTACTGGCTTTACCTTAAATGTGGCAGGCGGAAACATCACTGGCGGCACTATCCGTGTTTATGGATATAGAAAGTAATTATGACTAAGCCACTTATACAAATAGATGACGTCGGCACGACTCGTGAAATGACCGATGAAGAACACACCGCTTACCTAGAAAGCATTGCCAATGCGCCGACTATTGACCCTAGCCCTACTGACGCTTAGCCTTACCGCCTGCGCGGATCGTGTACGCGAGAACTGCGACACCACCAAAGCAGACGGCCTACTAGAAAGACGATGCCAATGAAACCCGAAAACCGCATGACCAATGAAGAAATAAAAGCCCGCCTAATCCTCATCGTAGGCATCGCACTTTCGTTCTCATTCGTAGCCGCCATTGTCTCACTGATCTACGGCCTACTCTTTGTGGTGCAACCAGTCGAGCAAGCCCCCAACGACGCCGAAGCGTGGGCAGTGCTTAGCCCAATGCTCATGACCCTCGCAGGCGGCCTCATCGGCCTCTTGGCAGGCAACGGCCTTAAAGACAAGCCGAAAGACCCGCCAAGTGCCCCGTAAATACACGTCCAACACAGACGGCAACTACGGCAAAGCCCGAGAAGGCACACTCGAACTACTACGCCTAGCCTCTAAAAGGTGGGGCTTTACGAACTTGGGCGTATGGGCAAACCGACCCATGCGAGGCAGTAGCCAGTTATCTGTCCACGCCACAGGACGCGCCGTAGATCTCGGATACCAAAACCGAGACAACGCACTCACACTTTGGAACTTCCTACTCAACAACACCGCCCAACTAGGCATCGAAGAAATACACGACTACGCGTATCGCTGGCCACAGCAAGACCCCAAAGACAAGACCGCTTGGGGCGCTGGCTACCGATGCTCACGCGGCGAAGGCTTAGCGGGCGTGAAGATTTTTAACGCTAAAGACAACGCAGGAACGCCCGGTGGGCGCTGGCTACACGTTGAATTATCCCCCGCCATGGCAGACGACGCTAAAGCGTTTCGAGCTGCTTGGATTGACGCCCTCACCCGCGCAGGTATAAAGTAATCGCCAATGCCTACGGGCATGGAGACACGACGCCCCAGTACTGCCTTTCCTATCGGCGGTGCTGGGGTTGTGTCATCTAATGACTTGACACGCCCGAACCGCTTGCTAAGGTGACATACAGGCCACCCGACACGGCCTAGATAGGAACCCTAATTATGAGCACCCAACCGTCACTATTTGACGTACCCGCAGCCATTGAGGCTAGAGACCGAGCCATAGAGCAGGTAGAGGCAAATGCACAGCCCGCATGGAAACTGCACTGTGAAGCCGCTATCCGTTGGCTAGCCAAAACACGCCCAGAGTTCACCACCGATGACGTGTGGGAACTGATGCATCAACGCCTCAACCCGATGCCCCATGAGCCTCGCGCAGTTGGTGCGATGATGACCAACGCCGCCAAGGCAGGCTGGATTGCGCCCACTGATCGTTACACCCCGTCGGCCCGTCCCGAGTGCCATCGCCGACCCGTCAAGATTTGGAAGTCTCTACTATGAAACGCCTAGCCCTCGCCATAGCGCTCACAGTCGCCCCCATAGCCGTTGTAAGCCCCGTAGAGGCGTCTAAACCGTGGTTGTGCCCTAAGTACACGGAGCAGATAAAGCAGACGTTTAAGCGTAAAGATTGGCGCACCATGGATGCAATTATGTGGCGCGAGTCGAAGTGCGAGCCTCGGGCGGTGGGCTGGAATTACCGCACCGGGACGAGCCACGCAGACTGCCGTGACTCTGGCAGATTCCACCAACGCAAACGCTGCAAAGCCGTCCGATCATGGGACGTCGGTTTGTTTCAGGTCAATTCATCTTGGTTCACGCTTACGACCGACCTTTGTGGTAAAAATACGCGTAGCACAGTTCTCATGCAGGCATCTTGT